ATAGTGGAATACTAAAGAGACCGACCAGTGTTATGAGGGCAAAATATGATTTATTTACTGAAAAATACTACAATATAGCAAGTTTTTTAAGCTATAACGCCACTTTTTTACCCAAAATAGACCGTAAAGTACTAGAATTGCATGGCAAAGGCTACACAACTCAACGTGTTTCTGACTACTTAAGAGAAAACTTTGAATACCCACTAAACAAAAAAGGTCGATCTGGCAAACCGTACAGTGTTTTTTTCGTACACACCAAGCTTAAGTATTTGAAATTACTAATATTGATCTATGCACGGACAGACTGTCTAGAGACTGTTAAGATATCTTGGCAATCTATGTAGCAACTGTTAAGATCCCTGGACATGGGGGGGTCAAAAAAAGAGTTGACATTTACAAAACCCACGCATAGACTGAATAATAAAACACCGCTTTCTGGAGCAAACATGACGCAAGACAAAACAGAGCCAAGACGTATCTTGTTGCCACCGAAAAAGAAGAAGGTGACCTTAGAGACTAGCTCAATCATACCAGCCACCGAGTTGTTACTTCATGACGCTAAGGCTATCATTGGTGCAGAGCTTGCACACTACAGATCCAAAGCAGTCAGGGGGGTGACCTTAGACCCTAAGGAGGCTCGTATAGTCCAAGGCTACCTGGAGTCCCTAGTTAAGATCCAGCGTGAAGAAAGAGAAATGTCCGAGGCTCAAGATTTGTCTGCCCTTTCAGATTCAGAATTGATGCGCCTAGCCAAACGGGTCTTAGATAATAATAATAATAAGACAATAGATAAGAACGAAAGGAGTGATAATGAACGCAAATGAAATCTATGTAGCAAAAGCCAATGATCTATATGCAGCTCTTGGTCACGCTATGGTCCAGAAGAAACAACTCGAAGAACAGATTGCCGACCTTGAGCTTCAACTCAAAGGGCTTATAATCCACAACCCCCTTTTACAAAAGATAGAGCAAGACACCTTAGCTTCCCTAAGTAAGGATAAGGAAGAAGACGATGGAGAACTGTAGACTAAGACCTCTTATAGATGAGGATCACGCATTTTTGTTTAACAGTTTTCTGAAGTCCTATAGGTTTAGTCCTTTTGCAGAAAAGATAACTAACACTATTTATTTTGAAGACCATCATAAACTTATTGAACGTATAATAGAAAACTCAAAAGTTCTTGTAGCTTGCAACCCCTCTGACCCTTCACAGCTGTATGGTTACATACTAGCAGGGGAGGAAGAAGGAGTCCTTGTTGTTCACTTTGTTTATGTTAAGCATACCTTCAGAAACATGGGGATAGGTAAAACTCTTTTAGACGCAGTAGGTCATTCAAGTGACAACGCAGCAGTTTATACTCACCATACTAGAATGGCAGATAGACTAGCTTCTAAGTATAATTTAGTTTACCACCCTTATTTATTATTTGACCTTCCTAACTTTGTGGAGTCTGTTGATGAGTAAGACTAAAGATGTAGATAAAGAAAAGTTAAGACTAGACTACCTATTTGACCAGGGGGTTAATTTTGTAGATCGAGTCATACAGATTAACGAAGAGATAGATGACCATAGTTTTGCATTTATAGATGCAGCTCTTAGTGAACTAGAAAGGTCTAGTAAGAAAACTATAACTATTAGAATAAACTCTCCAGGGGGGTCTGTCTATGATGCCCTAGCTATGATAGGTAGAATAAACTCATCTAGCTGTAGAATTGTAACTGAATCTTATGGACATGTCATGAGTGCTGCTACACTACTACTGGCAGCAGGTAAGAAACGTCGAATGTCTAAATACTGTGTGTTTATGGCGCACCAAATGAGTTATTATATTGGGGGGTCTCATGCTGAAACAAAAGAAGAAGTAGATCAAGTTGAGAAACAAGAACGCCAGTGGTGCTCTTGGATGGCAGAGTTAAGTAACAAGGATTCTGAGTTTTGGTACGATAAGACCTACAAGAAAAACTTTTACTTGACTCCAGATGAATGCTTAGAGTATGGAGTTATAGATGAAATCTTTTAAAAACCGCAGTCATGAAGTAGCTTGTAATATGATGGAGATTAGCATAGAATTAATAGATGAAGTATTTAAGAAAGTAGATCGTATAGCTAAACATAATTCTCATAGAGAACGTAATGGTCTAAAGCTTATAGACTCAGGACATTTTAGATGGGATATCAGACAGTTAAAACTACAAACAAAAGATAAGCTGGAGTCAATAAGGACTCTATTAGAAGAATATGGCGACGACACTAAGTTGATCGCAAGAAAACCAGAATCAGAGGAGACAGAAGAATGAAAAAACTATTGACCCTAGCTTTTTTGGGGGGGCTATTTCTTGCCACCTTTTTATCAATTGAAAAAAAAGAAGTATTAGAAAACAAGTATGATGTTTCTATTGGAGCTATCGATGGCTATAGTATAGATCCTACACTCAAAGACTTTAAAACAGCAGCTAGAGTAAACGGAAAAGACAAAGTAGTTGACATGGTTATTAACTCAGGTGGAGGCTCAGTTCATATCGGATTAGAAATAATTGAAGAAATGAAGTACATGAAAAGCTTAGGCTACAAGTTCAACTGCTACGTTCGTAATGCTTACTCTATGGGGTTTATAATCTTACAATATTGTGACCATAGGATAGGGAGTTCTAATTCTACTTACATGCACCACCTAGTACAGGTAGGATACGGCAGACCTGAAAGAACTGAAAATAATAAAAAGTTGTTTAAAGCACTTGACTTTTTTGATAATCTAGTATTAGATGAAATCTCAAAAAGAATGGGTGTAAACCCTAAAGAGTTCTTTGAGGTTTATAAAGATGATAAGTGGTGGGATGCTAAAGAAGCTCTCAAGTCCAACATCATAGATGAGATAAAGCCATTTAGTTTAGTTGTAAAAAAAATAAAGTATAAATTCGTACCCTTTTGGAGGAGGTTCTAATGAAGTATGATAAAGACTCAATAGACGCAATCAGATGTTACCAATCTGTAATGTTTGATAAACGTCAAGAAACTTATTTTGCTACTCGGCAAATAAATGAAAAGCTAGCTCTTGAGATAGAGATACTAGAAAAGATAAACATGATTTCTATAAAAAGTGAAAGAGATCACGTTCTTATTCCTATTACTAACGTATCAGCAGTTTACCTCAAGTCTCCTTTGAAACTAGAACAACAGTCTAAGGACTTAAAAGAAAGAGCTAAGGTAGGAACTCCTAACAAAGTCGTAAGACCTAAAAAAGCCATTGGCAATATGGGAAGGTGATAACATGAGTGGTAAGAAAGCGAAACAAGCAAGAAAGGAAGCAAAAGAAAATGAGTCAGATAAAGAAAGATTAGAACGGTTAGCTAATAAAACAGATTTTAAATTAATGAAACCGTTTGGTCCTTCATTTGGTTTGTTTCACGTTCCTAGTGAAGTAACAGAAGCTTTGATAAAAAAATCTGATGAAATTCTTGAAGACAGAAATAGAATAGACTGGGGTAAAAACCTTGTTGGTCAAATCTCTGAAGAGCCTTGGATTTCTAATGAAGACCTAGATGAAATTGGTGCGCTAAAATATTTAGAAGGTATGTTATACAACTACGTTTGGAACGCACTATCAGCAGATGGTCATGAGTTAGAAGTTTTAGAAGTTAATTTAGATCACGCATGGATTGTCAGTCAGTACGAAAATGAATATAACCCTGTTCACTTTCATACCTACTGTGACCTTTCTTCTGTAATCTGGTTAAAAGCTCCTTCATTTGATCATAGGTCAAAGACAGGAAACTTACCAGAGTATAAATTTTCTAGAGATGGTATGATTGAGTTTGTTTACAAAACAGCTTGCCCTACTGGGCTAGAAAAAGGTTCATTATCTTTTACTCCTGAACCAGGAAAATTAGCAATTTTTCCATCTAACCTTTTGCATACAGTTTATCCTTTTCAAGGACCAGGAGAAAGAAGGTCTATAGCTTTTAACTCTCACTGGAACGCAAGACTTAAAGGTGGAAAAGTATTTGACAAATCATTTAGAATGAAGTCAGATCAAGGTGACCCAGAATATCAAAAAACTTTAACATCAAAAAGTAAGGAATCTGGATTTGCAAAACGTAAACAGGGAAGCCCTGATAGCGGAGCTTCAGAAAAGGAAGACAAAAGCTGAAAAACCTAAATTTGTATTCAAAGAATTTTGTTTTGAAAAGCAAGTTAATTTCTTTAGAGGAAAAGGTTCTAGGTTTAGAAATGCTGTATGTTCTCGTAGAGCAGGTAAGACAGTTGGTATAGCTGCTGATATGATTGATTCTGCTTTGAAGAATGATGAAGTTAATCTGCTTTATATTACTATAACACAGCAGCAAGCTAGAGCTATTATATGGTCTGACTTAGTTAAGATTATAGAAGAGTATGAACTAGATTGTAAGATGGATAATGTTAGACTAACAATATCATTTCCTAACAAGTCCAAAGTTTACATAGCAGGAGCAAAAGATAGAACAGAGATAGAAAAATTTAGAGGTTGGAAACTAATGAAGTGCTACATAGATGAGTGTCAATCATTTAGGTCTTACTTAAAAGAACTTATAAATGACATCATCATTCCTGCACTTAGAGATAAAAGAGGACAGTTATACTTAACAGGAACTCCAGGTCCAGTAAAAGCTGGTATTTTTTATGAATACTCTCAGTCAAAAAACTGGAAAGCACATCACTGGACAGCTTTTGATAACCCTTATATGAACAAACCTCCTGAGTTAAACTTAGAGGACATATTAGCAGAAGAAAGAGTTATAAGGGGTATTGATGAGTCAGACCCATCTTATATAAGAGAAACATTTGGTAAATGGGTGGAGGATAAAGATGCGCTCGTATTTAAATTCAACAAATCAAAAAATATCTACGCTAAGCTCCCTACTGAAGGCGAGTGGAACTATATTATTGGTATTGATATTGGTTACAATGACAGTGACGCTATCGCTGTTATCGGTTATAATACGCACCATAA